GGAGAAGGCAAAGAAGCCTAAAGGTCGTCCGGGCGTGTCTCCACCTTGGCGCAATGTCGTAGGCGCGTTGGACGCTATGCGCTTTGCAGTTGCCGAAGGCGTTTCAATACCACAGGCCGCCCGAGATGCGGCGGCCCGCGAAGGGCGAGCCGAAGAAGAAAGCCGAGCTCGATACTTTGAAAAACTCTATAGAAAGCGTGCCGGATTGAGGGAATAAAACCCGCGGCATTTTAGTGCCTTTTACCAGTGTGCGCCCGTTCTGATTTGTCTGTTCCTGTAACAACAGGAGCCGACAATGCCCGAGACGTTTCTACGCGATACTGACTGCGCCGCGCGCTACGGCATTTCCCGCAACACGTGGTGGAGGTGGCAGCGCGAGCGCACCGACATGCCGCGCCCGGTGCGCCTGTCGCCCGGCTGCACCCGCTGGAAATTATCCGAGGTTGTAGCATGGGAAGCCGCTAAGGCCACGGCATGAGCGGCGGAATGGGTGGCAATCGTCTCGCGGTTCTGGCCGATGAAGCCAAGGGGGCTTTGAGCCGTATCGTACAAGGTGAGGAATTCACGATCGGCGGATGGCTGGCATACGGTCATGCGCTCAACGAGGGCCGCGCGCTCTTTCCCGACGATGACAAGGGCTTCGGTCAATGGATCCAAGACAATCTACTGTGCCAACTTGACACAGTAGACGGGCCCAAGGATGTCGATCGCCACGACCGCGCCGCCGCCATGTGGGCCGATGCGAACCCCGTCGAATTCGAGGAAGCCCGGCAGCGTGGCAACCCTCGCACGATCCGCGGCATTCATGCCAAGTGGAAAGAGATCGAGGCCGAGCGCGTCGAGGAACAGCGCCGCGAAGATGCGGAGGCGCAGCGGGCCAACGCGCCCGAGGCCGTGGCCAGCGCCGATACAGGGCCAGATCAGCGCCAAGACGAGCCGGATTCAGATCAAGATGTGATCGACGCCGCGCCGGAGCCGGAGCCAGACCCGAACGCCAAGGAGCGTGCCGAATTCCGCAAGCTGAGCGCCGAGGGGCAAGAGGATGACTGGATCGGCCTGCGGGCCGAAAACAGCGACCTGCGCAAGCGCGTCCAAAAGCAGACCAACATGATCGCGGACCTGAAATCGCAGATCAAGACGCTGACTGAGGGCGACGACAACGGCAAGAAGATCGGCAGCCTGATGCGCCGCCTCGATCAATCTGAGGGCCGGTCGAAAGAACATCAGGCCAACGCCGCCCGGCTTCAAAAGCAGGTCAACGCGCAGGCCGCCGAGATCAAAAAGCATCGTGCCGAGCGTGAGCGGCAGGAGGTGCCCTTGAATTAGCGTTTGATCAGCCCGGCGCGCTGTCCGGGCAAACGCAGGCCATAAGCGAAGCGCGGCGGCCTGTGCGGCATGGGGATGACAAGGCCCCGGTGATCCGCCGAAAGTGATCTGCATAGGCCCCCAACAAGCGGTCCCCGGACGGTGACGGACGGAAACGCTAGGGCAAAACAGCGCCAGACGCCTTGTCCACACGAGATCCGAGGGATGCGACCGCATTACCGTGAAGAATATCGGACCCATCAGAATGTCGCTGCGCTGGCACCTGATGGCCCCGTGAGATGGAAGCGCCGGTTAAGGAGTGGAAGGCTCACCACGCTCCGCCTGATAAAAAGGCTACCCGGTAGTGCAGTGTGTGTATGTCCCAGCCCCGGCGACGGTCGGCAGACAACACCTTCCCCTGGCGACGGGGGAAGTGTGTCCGAACCCGCCCCACAACAATCGGCAGACACAGCGAGGTGACGACCGGTTGGACAGGGAAGAAGGCGCAACGGTCGAGCTGAGAGACAAGGCCAGCGGGACCGACGCGAGGGCTGATAGGGCGGCGACGTGCACCGCGACACCCGCCTGAATTAGGTAACGGTTGCTGACCTATCTCACATGTGGTATACGTCACTAATGCTGACCTATCAGGGCCACCACATGAAGCTGATCAAACGCACACCGAGCACCTCGGCCAACCCCGTTGAAGCCGACGATCTTGCGGCGCACCTGCGCGTCACCAGCACCGAGGCGATCAGCGCATTGCGTTATGCCGATGTCGCTGCGCACGAGCTGGAGGACTATGCCGCGATTGCCTTGCTGGATCAGGAGATCGTGGCACAAGGCCAGCCCGACGAGCGCGGCGTGGCCTATCTGCCGATCGGGCCAGCCCCGGCACAGACACCCACCGTCGAGACACTGGACGGCACGGCATTGCCACACCTGTTCACCCCCGGACGCCACCCTGTCGTGACACTGGCCGAGCCATACGAGGGCGAGATCCGCGTCACCTATCAAGCGGGATACGGGCAGAACACCAGCGCCATCCCGGCAGACTTGCAGCACGCGGTTCTGGATCAGACCATGCGGCTCTATGACATGCGCGGCGACATGGACGCACCGGCAACACCAGCGCCTGCGTTCGCACGGATAGCGGCACGCCACAGGCGCGTGAGCTTGGGTTCGTGAGCATGGGGGCGCAGACACCGTCAACGCACTGTGCGGGGCGCTATGGGGCGCTGTTGCCTTGCAATGGTCCCAATGCCGGCGTTTTCGCGTACAGCTGTAACCGGTTGCCAACTGTTCTTTTCTCATTCCCGAAAAATTCCGGGGAGGGGATCTGATGGCGCGGGGTTCCAAGGATGCACGGGCGGCGATCACCTACCTGTCCAAGCTGACGATTCCCGAGGGGCGTCTGGCTGGCAAGCCGGTCAAGCTGGCGACGTTTCAACGCGAGTTCATCCGGGGCGCGTTCGGCAAAGATTGTGCTGTCGGGCTGCTGTCGATCGGGCGGGGCAACGCCAAGACGGCACTGGCGGCGGGGCTGTCGCTGGCGCACCTTGTCGGAGAGGTGGCGCACCAGCCGAAACGCGAGATCATATTCGCAGCGCGCAACCGTGACCAGGCCAAGACGGCGTTCGGGTTTCTGGTCGGGTTCATCGAGGGCCTGCCGGACGACGAGCAAGAGCAATTCACCATCCGGCGCGGTTCCCGGCTGGAGGTCGAGACGGATCTTAACGGCGGCGGGCTGGCACGTGTGATCCCTGCCGATGGCCGGTCTATCCTTGGCGGGGCACCGACGCTGGCCATTCTGGACGAGCGGGCGGCATGGGAGCGCGAGAAGGGCGACAATCTCGAAAACGCCATTCTGTCCGGCTTGGGCAAACGCGATGGCAAGGCCCTGATCATCAGCACCAGCGCACCGGACGACACGAACACCTTTTCCCGATGGCTGGACGAGCCACCCCCCGGATCTTTCGTGCAAGAGCATCGGCCACCCGAGGGCTTGCCCCCTGACGATCTGGAAAGCCTGCTGATCGCCAACCCCGGCGCGCGGCAGGGCATCGGCGCCACCCCGGCATGGCTCCAGGCGCAGGCCCGGCGGGCGATCGCGCGGGGCGGATCTGCGCTGTCGAGCTTTCGCAATCTCAATCGCAACGAGCGCGTGGCGTCCGATGATCGCAGCGTGCTGGTGACGATCGACGAATGGATGAATGCCGAGACGAAACCCGAGGCCATGCCCCCGCGCGATGGCCCTGTGGTTCTGGGCGTGGATCTGGGCGGCAGCCGGAGCATGTCGGCAGCGTCGGCATACTGGCCTACCACCGGACGGCTGGAGGCGATCGCAGCCTTTCCCTGCAACCCCGGCTTGGCCGATCGTGGTCAAAGCGATGGCGTGTCGGGGCGGTATCTGGAGATGGAGGCCCGAGGCGAGCTGCGCACCATGGGCGACACCGTTGTGCCCCTTGGCGCGTTCATTGCCGAGGTGGCCGGGCTGCTGGACGGGCAAACCCCGGCGGCGATCGTGGGCGACCGATTCCGACATGCTGAGTTCGTGGAGGCGCTGCGCACGGCAGGGCTTGAGCGCGTGCCATGCGTGTGGCGTGGCATGGGCTGGAGAGATGGCAGCGAGGACGTGGAGAGATTCAGGCGGGCGCTGTTCGAGCGGCAGATATTCACTGCCCCGTCGCTTGTGCTGCGGTCGGCGTTCGCGGACGCGATCACCGTTGTGGACGTGTCCGGCAATCACAAACTGGCCAAGGCCCGATCGACGGGACGGATCGACGCGGCGGCGGCCACTGTTCTGGCCGTGGCGCAGGGCGTTCGCATGGCCAGCGCCCCCGAGAAAAGCACGAGGATGGCATGGGCATGAAGCGCGGCATCGGATCATCTCTGGATCGTCAAATTCAGTTTCAGCGGGCCACCGAAACAAGTGATCCGTTCGGCGGTTCGAGCCTGTCGTGGTCCGATATTGGCCCCGCGATCCCCGCCCTGCGCGAGGACGTGTCCGACGCGGAAAAGGTTGTGGCGGCCGTGTTCCGCGAGCGGTCCCTGATCCGGTTTCAATGCCGATCGAGCGCGTTCACGCGGGGCATCACGGCAGATGACAGGCTCGAGCACGAGGGCCAGCTGTGGGGCATCGTCGGTATCAAGGAGCCGCAACGCGGGCAGCGTCGGCAGCTGCTGGAATTTTCATGTGAAGGGCCGCTGACATGACGGCGCGTCCGGGCAGATGGGCGCTTGTGCGCAAGGAGTGGCAGGCGGTGCGTCACGGCGTTCTGGAGCGCGACGGCTGGTGTTGCCAGCACTGCGGCGACCGGCGGCGGCTGGAGGTGCACCACAAGCTGCGCGTGGCCGATCATCCCGAGCTGGCGTTCGAGCCGTCGAATTGCCTGACGCTCTGCGGCCCCTGTCACACGATCGAAACCAATCGAGAATTGGGCAACAAACCCAACCCCGAGCGCGCCGCATGGCGCAAAAGCGTGGCCGAGCTGGCCACAACAACATCGAGCGAAGGAGTTCAAAATGCTTGATTCTGTGAAGATCCAGCGGCGGCAATCCGAGATCCGCCAATCGCTGGCCGAGCTGGTCGGGAAAGATACCCCGTCCGAAGATGAAACCCGGTCCATGACCGATCTGGATGCGGAGTATCGCACCAACGAAACCCGCTACCGCGCGTCACTGGTGGCCGAGGATGAGCAGCGCAGCCAAGCGGCTGGCGAGCTGGAAACCCGATCGAGCCGCGAATGGTCCGACATGATGGCCGGTTTCGAGATGCGGCAAGTCGCGTTGATGCTGGACGAGGGCCGCCAGATGGACGGGCAGACGGCTGAAATCGTGTCCGAGCTGCGCAGCGCGGGCGGTTTCCGGGGCATTCCGGTTCCGTGGCAGGCGCTGGAGCAGCGCGCGGGGGAGACGGTCAGCACCGGCACGCCTGACCCGGTTTCCACCCGTCCGATCATCGACCGGCTGTTTCCTGATTCCATGGCCAGCGCCATGGGCGGGCAGATGATCGCGATCGACCAGGGCGCAGCCGAGTGGCCCGTGGTTACGTCGAGCGTGTCGGCAGGTTGGCAGGACGGCGAAACGGCGGCTGTCGCAGGGCCGAGCGTCTACGCGACGACCGATCGCGCCATGACCCCCGCAAACACTTTGGGCGTGCAGATGAAGATCACCCGGCGCGCGCTGAAACAGTCGGGATCCGCTCTTGAGCAGGCCGTCCGGCGCGACATGGCCGGCGCGATCGGGCAGGCGATGGACGCGGCAGCCTTTCAGGGCACCGGGGCCAATGGCCAACCCCTTGGCGTTATCAGCGGGGCATCGACCTACGGCATCACCGAAACGGCGGTGGATGCGTCGGCAAGCTATGCGGCGTTCCGCGCGGCTGTCGCGGCGTTCATGGTGACCAACGCGGCAAGCGGTCCCGGCGCGGTGCGCGCCATGATCCGCCCTGAGCTGTGGGACTTCCTCGACGCTACGATCTTCGACGCGGGCAGCGGCGTCACCGAATGGGACCGGCTGTCGCGGCAGATGGGCGCGATCAACACCACGTCCAACGGGCTGGC